CTTTAGTGGAAAAGACTTTGATGGAATGTTTAAGATTGAAGGATCTAAGCATCCACCTATCGTAAAAGAATATCTTGGAAAAAAAGTTTCTCTTGAAACTTTAGTTCTCTTAAATAAGATTATTGGATTCAAAGATAACTTCGATAAAAAGTTAACTGATCCTGTTTGGAAATTCTTGTCCATGAGAATTGACAAGTATGATTCCTTTATACATATTGATATATTCAAATTTAAAAAGATATTGAAGGGGGTAATTATTGATGGCACTTGATAATATTACGGTTCTTGGAAATCTCAAAAAACAGAGGGATGATATGGAACAACAACTTGAGGGTGGAAGAGAAATTTACCTCAAACTTTGTGGTGCCATTGAGGTATTAGAACAAATTGAAGATTCTAAAAAGGAGCAAGAATGAGCTTTTTCCAGTCAGAGATAGTTCAAACAGAGATGAGAGAAATCTCTGAAATACAAGAACAAATCTATAAAAATGTTTTTACATTTTCTTCCATGACAAAGGAAGATAAGTTAGAACATGTTGAATTGTTGGAAAAGTTATTAAAGAAACAACAAGTTCTTTATACTCGTTTGAGTTTATCTGACGATCCTGAAGCTAAGATGATGAAAGACAGTATTATGTCTTCTGCAAAACAACTTGGATTTCCATCTAATGTGGATCTGACGTACATTTTCAATAATATGACTCATATCGTTGATAACATGAAAAAGTCCATTGAAGAGACTTGACACCTGCCCCACGAGGCGGTTATATTACGGGGGTGGTTAGGTCCCCCACCCAAACCTAATCAACAAGCCAAATACAAACTACAGGTAATACAAATGTCATTTGCGAATCTCAAAAAGCAATCCTCTCTCGGTTCCCTTACTCAGAAACTGGTAAAAGAAGTAGAGAAACAAAATGGTGGTGGAGGCGGTGGTACTGATGACCGTCTGTGGAAACCAGAGATGGACAAAAGTGGTAACGGATATGCTGTTATTCGTTTCCTTCCTGCTCCCGAAGGAGAAGATCTCCCTTGGGTGAAACTGTTCTCTCATGCATTCCAAGGTCCTGGTGGTTGGTACATCGAGAACTCCCTGACCACTATTGGTGGTAAGGATCCTATCGGTGAACTGAACCGTGAACTTTGGAACAGTGGTAACGAAGCAGACAAGGAAACTGTCCGTAAACAAAAGCGTAAACTGTCCTTCTACGCTAACATCTACGTTGTGAAGGATCCTGCCAATCCTCAAAACGAAGGTAAAGTTTTCCTCTACAAGTTCGGTAAGAAGATCTTTGATAAGATCATGGAAGCAATGCAACCCGAATTCGAAGACGAGACTCCTATCAATCCGTTTGACTTCTGGCAAGGTGCTAACTTCAAACTGAAACTGAAGAAAGTCGCTGGTTATTGGAACTACGATAGTTCTGAGTTTGATCGTCCAAGTCCTCTTCTGGATGATGACGATGCAATGGAAGCAATCTGGAAGAAAGAATATTCTCTCACTGCATTCACTGCTCCCGATCAGTTCAAGTCTTATGATGAACTGAAGAAACGTCTTGATTATGTTTTGGGTAATAAGTCTACCCGCAGGTCAACCGTAGAAGAAGAAACCGAGTATGATAACTACGCAGCAACAGAACGTAAGACAGTCACTGAAGAAGAAGTCATGCGAAAACTCGAAGACTCCTATCAATCTTCAAAGGCAACTTCTGACTTCAACTCTACTGATATTACTGTCAGTAAAGGAGACGATGACGAAGATCCCATGTCCTACTTCAGTAAACTTGCTGAAGGATGAAATGGACCTATGAAAGGGGATGTCTTACCCTTTTGGTGATTGCAACATATTACAGTCTTCTGAGGGGTCATTGAGACCCCTTTTTTTTAATTATAGAGTCTTACGTTTTCTCCTCGGACAAGACGATCACTGATATATTGACTAGATCCTGATGTATATGGCATGATTTCCTCAATATCGTCAATTACAATACCAATATAATTTGCTTTCAATAAGTAGATATTTCTTTTCTGTTCCTGAAGTTTAGATTCATATTCAAAGTTTGATACTGGATATACTTTTGATTCGGTGATCATTTGACCAAGACCACTATCATAGAATGTAATACTATAATTACTTGGAACTTCTAATCCTGCAGGAACAATAACTTTCTTGTTACTATCTTGAATTTCTACAGTTTCGTAATGTCTTGTTGCATTGATTTGTTCATATGATCCATACTTGTTCATTACATAGTTATCAAAAGACTCTTGTGTTAGGGGCCATTCTGTCTCAAGATTCATGATGTTATTGCACAACATGACCAACCAATCGAGATTTGCATCTCCATAAACTTCAAATGCAACATTATCAGGTCTTGCATCACCTACAACCTGATATTTTGTAAAGTATGTAAGATCCTGAAAGATATCCTCTCTCAGTTTGGCTCTTTTAAATATATTTTTTACTTCTGTATAGTCAGAGATATTCTGACCATCTTTTGTTCTATTAACGTACTCAAAATTTGGTACGTTTCTAAAATACTTTTGTGCCATTCTTAGAATCCCATATTTTCTTCGTTATCTGGATACTGATCCGCATAGATTGGATTCAGTTCATTAAATGACATCGAAATATTGTATGATGTAAGAGAACCATTCTCATGGAATGTCATGTAAGTATTATCTGGTGTATAATTTACTTTAAATGAAGTTAAAGCACATAATCTGATTTTATTTAGATATGGATGTTGACCACCAGTTGGTGCAACTTCTTCATCGTTTTCATTTTTAGTCACACCACCATTGTAAATATATTCAATTTTAAAAACTCTAGGTGACTTTAGGAATAATCCATCATTAGATCTTTGTACCGCAGAATTTCTTTTGAATGCTCTTATGATTTTTCTGATTTGCTCCGCCTCTTTATCATTTCTTGGAGACATTGGAAATGAGAAATTAAATGTTCTCAAAGTTGGTCCATTGAAAAGTAACTCTAGGTTTGGATTGATCACCATACCTTGAGATCTCCCTACAAGATTTGCTCCTACTGCCTGACCCGCGAAGTATGAAGTGATAAAACTTTTAACCGCAGGACTTTCCATTGCCATCTTTAAATCACCACCTAGACCTTTAAGTGCACCTAACATTTCTTGCCCACTTAAATTACCTAGAGCACCAATGGTTTTACCTGCAAATTCACCAAGAGCGGCTTGAATTGGACTTAATGTGTCCGTACTCCAATTTACACTATTAGTATCTTCAATATTTGGTTGCATTGGTAGAATTATAGTCTCATATGCAGTTCCTCCAGGTGAATCACTTATGTTTTCTTTTTTCAATCCAACTCCTGTTGGTTGATATTCATATGCCCTTATTTTGATATAATCATAATTAAGACCTGGTGGTGGTGATTTTAACGGATATCTTAATAATTCGGACTTACCACCAACTGTTTTTGTGTTGGTATCAACCTTGAAATTGTTACCACCATAATCTAAAGTATCACCACTTTCACCACCACTTAGACTTCCATCTTTATCTTTAGATACTTGATTTGTGGGAAGACGCGGATCTCTTTGTATAAGTTGTTCACCACTATTTTTTCTATCTGGTATAGTACCATCAGAGTTTACCATTATATCTGAAGCGGGATCTACAGATCCAGGCACTCTATTATCAAAGTGACCTTTTTTTACAGTTTCCCTTTCGGTGATTGGTATACCGGCGTCAATATAATTTTTCTCAGTTCTAAGAATTGTTCCTCTTATCTTATTAAAAGAATTTGTCCCTTGTGTGAAAAATCTTTGGTTAAAATCTTTTTGTGATAATTCTTTTCCGCCTATTGCCCTTTGTTGATCGTTATATATGTCTCTGAAATTAGCTCCATTTCCATCATATGTCCACTCGGTTTTTCCATTGGCAGGAGTTGATCTTGCAAGAAGAACTGGAATCAACCTTTTGGGTTGATACAATTTCATCTCCCCCGTACGCACATTGGTATAGGTATCCACCTTAAGTCCATTCCAAATAGCAGAAGCCTTTACCTCGTCAGACATTTTAGTAGAATTATTTTAGTTATTTATTGTGAATCTTTGATATGGAATAGACCTTAAAGTCTTCAGTTCCATCGGATATACAACATGAAGATACCCAGGAACTTCTTCCCAAGTATAGTTTCTAAATTCACCCCAATGATAATTCAATCCTCTAAATCCCCATTTTTGTACATCAGTACATGCGATTAAGGGAAATTGATCATACTCAACTCTAGGAGTCTTTGCTAGATATATGAAAGTATAGTATCTTCCTGTGGAGGGAACAATATCAGTTTCTGTTAGAATCTCGGTAATTTCTAACATCATATCGTCTTCACTAGTAAGACTTTTAATTCTATTTACTTCACTTTCAGGAAATCTATTAGTTTTTGTTTCGAGATATTGAAGTTGTTCTTCATTCATTAAGATCTTGCAGCTGCTAATTGTTTTTGTCTTTGTTGTATAGGTGATAACGCTCTTTGTTGTGGTTCTTGTACTCTTACTTTTACTTTTTGAACACCACTATTATCTCTCGAAATATTACTTGTAGGTAATGCTTTTCTTTGTGGTTGTGGTTTAATCGCAGGTCTTTGTCTACTACCAGCCATTGCTGTAGATGCTGGTCTTGCTGCAATT